CGCGGCTTTGCTTGTCCGGGTAACTGCGGCAATTGCTTGCCAGCAGGGCGGCACGCGTGCGGCTCTAAACAATTTACCGGCGTTTCAATTGGTATCGGCGTTCACTAATTTAATATTAAAAAGAAATAAAATACTATGAAAAAACAATACTTATTCACAATTATTCGAGACAATGAAAGCAAAGCATTTGTCTCTAAAGATAATAAATTACGATCTTTTCTTTTATGGGGAAATACAAGCTTTTGCGTAAAAACTTATAAAAGCAAAGGATTTGCACAACGAAAAGCGGAGAAGTTAGGCTTAAATAACTTTACTCTATTTCATTTGTATAATGACACAATTGAACAATTTAGAAAAGAAATACTCTTAAATATTAATTAAAATGAATAACGCAATATCAATCCGAGACGTTCAAGCGCTGGCCTTATTCGAGGCCGGCAAGCTGGACGAAATACAATGCCTGCTTTTATTTAGCGGGCTTATTGAAAGCGGCTTAATTAATCAATTGCGGCCAATGTACCGCGAAACGGCAAACGCCCTAATTGAAGCGGGCTTTATGAATTTTGACGGATCTATAATAAATAAATAACTTGCATTTAATTAAATAAATTAATATAAAAAAATATATGAAACATATTAGTGAAATAGTTGACGGCATTTTGGCGGATGTCGTTAGCAAAAAGCCACGCCAAGTGAGCAAAAAGCAACGCCAAATACCAGAAGCCGCGCGCATAGCCGGACTATCTGCGGAAGAATACCGGGAATCAATGGACGAAGCACACGAGCACTTCCGACGTTGTGATTTGATGCAAGAGCAGGCTGCAGAAAGCCACGCTAAATTTGATTTAGAAAGGAGCGGCGGAAGATAATGGCATACGGATATATAGAAAGAGGTAATACTTATAAAGTGCGCTGGCAGGAGACTGTCACGTATGAAAAGGAAGTAGAAGCCGACAACGAAGAAGAAGCACAAGACATCGCACAAGAAAACTACGGTAGGGACGATGAAATTGATTGCGAATACCAGGATGGAACAATGCAAATTCTTTTTATGAAAGAAGGCGGCAGTGAACCTGACCCTGACTACTATTATAAAGAAAGCCTCGACAATTTATGCTAGTCATAAAAGTAAACAGTGAAAGCGAGCGGATCGCGTTAATCTCAGCCCTTGGTCAAAGGGAGGAGACAATCCGCGCCGAGATCATTGACTCCGTCTTGCAGATGGAAAGTGATCTTGACAATGGGGGTAAGGATTATTGGGGCGAAAAGCTAATTGATTTAGCAATGAGTCTCAAGGCAACGCAGCGCCTGCTGTTACAGGCTCGCGAGGCAAAGCCGGTCGAACTCATAAAAGAGGACGATTTATAAAAATAAATCTTTACATTTCTGTTCGTGGGTCATATCTATTTGGGTATGGCCCACTTTTATAACTGCTCCGAAGATTACCCCTCATTTGAAAAAGAGATAACAACGCCAACTCAGGCACGCAAAAAGAGCGTAAAGATTTACCCCAGTGTGACCACGATATTGTCAATAGTGAAGGATGATTTCATTGACTCCATTTATAGACCGAGCAAGCTCGTAGAACTAGCCCGCGAATTTCCGAATTTAAATTGGAGAGATATTGAAACGCTAGTGTATGGCACGCGAACACACCCAGTGACAGGGGACAAGATTGGGTCAGCTGAATTTGGTACGGCCGTACACAAATGCATCGAAGACAAAGTGCTGGAGCTTATGTGCGAAGGCACTGCCGAAGCTAGCCCTTACGATGAATGGGCGCAGCCCTTCATTGATTGGATACACGAGAGCGGCACGCAACCTCACGCTTGTGAGCATTTAATATCGTCCAGCACGATCAAGACCGCTGGATCAATAGATTTTTTAGGCTACGATGACGAGGGCAAGTTATTTCTGGCTGACTATAAGTGCCGTACGAATACAAAAGGTCGCGCCAAAGTTTACCCCAAGGACTGCGAGCAGCTTGCTATTGAGTCCTATATGATGATGAAGGCCACGAATCTTTCTTACTTGCCAAAGTGTATCTCAGTCATTATTGATTGCGATACTAAGAAGCACTATCACAAGGAGTGGAGCGAAGCTGAAATGAAAATTGGCATACAGAATTTTAAATACACCGCAAAGTTGTATTGGAATAAGCGAATGAAGAAATAGAAAGGAAATAAATGTGGATACTACCAAACCAAATATCATCAACCATCTCTCTCTCTGCACAGGGTACGAGGGAATCGGACAAGGACTCAGAAAAGTTCTGCCAAATGTGCGAGAAATCGCTTATGTGGAGATCGAAGCCTTCGCAATCGCGAACTTGGTCAACAAGATTGAAACGGGGCGGCTACATCAAGCACCTATTTATACGAACCTTAAAACCTTCCCTTACAGAAAGTTTCGAGGATTGGTGGACATCATCAGTGGAGGATTTCCCTGCCAACCGTTTTCTCAAGCTGGAGTTAGAAAAGCTACGGAAGACCCAAGACACTTGTTCCCCTTCATCGCAGAAGGAATCAGAGAGTGCCAACCTAGAATTGTTTTCCTCGAAAATGTCGAAGGAATCCTTAGTTGCAAAACCACAGATGGAGAACCAGTTCTCCAATATGTCCTCAGAACATTGGAAGAAATGGGTTACAGAGCAACGGCAGGAATATTTAGCGCGAGCGAAGTCGGCGCGCCGCATCAAAGAAAAAGAGTCTTCATCTTGGGATACTCCGAGAGTGGGGGGAGTAGCGAAGAATGTACAGATGGACGAGAAAGGATTCTCAGCAACGAGAGAGAATGGGACAAAGTACGGAGCGAAACTGAGAGATGCTGTGATACATCACGAGAAGAATTGGGCAACACCTTCAACAATGGACAACCTACCAGCAAGAAGTCCCGAAAAATTAGCAGAAGCCAAGAAGAAAGGGGGTTGCAAGAATTTAAGGGAGGAAGTAATAAATTGGGGGACTCCGAGTGCGAGAGATTGGAAGGGAGCATCGGGCAGAGCGATGAAGGGAGTATGCAAGGACTTGCCATCTCAGGCAGAAAATTATCCGACACCGACATCGAGAGATTGGAAGGGAGCGTACCCAAAGGAGAGCCAAAAGAACAAACCGAGGAATCTTCTTCCAGATGCAGTTGGGGAAAATACCCAGCAAGACCTAATGAAGAACAACACGAATGGGAAGCCCCTCGTGTCGTTGAAGCTGAACCCAAATTGGGTAGAGCAGCTGATGGGACTTCCAGTAGGGTGGACAGACTTCGACTTCTCGGAAACGGAGTAGTGCCACAGACTGCGGCTAAAGCATTTGTTACTTTGATAAATAGAATTATATGATGATTAAACAAGATACGTCCACTTATTCAAAGGAGGATCAGTCCAAGTTTGTAGATGCTTGGGAATCCAATATTGAAAAGATAGAAAGAAATAGAAAGATAATGCGCGAGGGCAAACAGTCAGCTGCCCTTTACAGAATGCTGGGGATTATTCGCGATCCAGGTGACGGTGAAATAAAAAAGTGGGACAAGATACCTTGATATGAGAACTGCACAAAAAACACTATCGACAAAGGATAAGGCTTTTCTTTTGAGTGAATTAAGCGCTAGGACTAATCATTGGAAGCGCAATATCCATATGTATACAACTGATATTGAGGTAAACCCACACAACTTGGAAATGACTGAAATACATTTGGAAAATCTCAGGAATGGATTGCAGCACTGCAAGGAAGGTCTTGAGCGAGTAGAGAGTTTAATTAAAAAAATTGATTCAATATGAGAACAATAAAACTATTAACAAAAAAAGAACGTGACTTACATACCCGCAAACAAGCTAGCAAATTGGCGAAAGGAAAACGAACCAAGCGAGTGTCCAATTCTAAGCGTAAAAACAAATGATTGGGTTGTTGACCACGATCACCTCAGTGGCGAAGTACGCGGGGTAATTAGCCGGCAAGCAAATACACTGATAGGTAAAGTGGAAAATATTTTTACATCAATGTGCAAAGGCGATCCGCAAGAGTTGCCGGAAGTCCTTGAGAACATTGCAGTTTATTTGCGCAAAGATGATACAAAAATATTACATCCAGTTGGATTAAATCAGTTGACAAGTCGATTTAAAAACAATTTACTCAAAGATGACCAATGTTTCTTACTGCATTTACTAGGTGCAACTCTTTCTGAGATAGAGACTTACAACAATGTAGGCAAGCGGGTTAAAGCATTTAAAAAGTTATTAAAAGAATTTTATGAAAAAGATACAACTACAACAGATCCAAACGGAACTCAAAGCTCCAAAGGGTCAGACAAACAAATTCGGCGGTTACTCTTACAGATCCGCGGAAGATATACTAGAGGCAGTTAAACCTCTATTGAATAAATATGGCGTTACGCTCACTATCAGCGACGAAGTCGAGGAGATAGGTGGTCGCGTATATGTAAAAGCTATCGCAAGTCTATGGGATTCAGAAACCGGTGAAGCTGTTGCAGGCACACAGGCATACGCCCGTGAAGCTGAAAACAAAAAAGGTATGGATGATGCACAGATAACTGGTTCTGCTAGTTCATACGCCCGCAAGTATGCACTCAACGGATTGTTCTGTATCGATGATACAAAAGATCCTGATGCAACAAATACTCACGGTAGAAGTGAAAGCGAGGAGGATATATTTTAGTATGCAATACGATAATAATAATAGCGGAGTTCTATTCAAGAATGACCGCAAAGAGAAGGAGTCCCACCCTGACTTCCGTGGAAACATCGAAGTCGAGGGTAAGGAGTTCTATATCAAGGGATGGAAGAAGCAGTCCAAAAAGGGCACGGCTTTCATTTCTTTGGCAGTTGATCCTAAAACAGCAGCTGCACCCAAAGCCCCATCGCAAGTTGATGCCAACGACTCAGATCCATTCTGATGAAACCTAATCCAGATAATATTACTAACGAAACTGATGTAGTTTACTACGATAAAGCGTGGTGGGATGAATTCCGTCGCGAGGAAGTAGAAGCTATACTGAAGTTAACCAGTAATAAAAATTCAGATTACACTGGCGGAAATCAATGCGACAATCCATTCGCGAACTTTGACGGCAGCGAAGATTTCGGAGTTGAGCCCCTGGTGGGGCTTAGTATCCGGATGGCCGACAAGTTCCAAAGATTGAAGGCATTTTGCCGTGATGGTAAACTCTCCGTTAATGATCGCGGGGATACCACACGTGACATTTTTCGAGACCTGATTGGTTACTCCTTGATAGCCATAGGGATGCTCGAAAGGTACAAAAAATAACGAGTTAGTACTGTATGATATGATGCTCCCCTTCACACGAGGGGGAGATCTATCAACAATAACTTATGAGTAATAAATCTATGTACAATACAATTCAAGAAGCAACAGAAGTATCATTAAACGCATATAACACAATCGATATGAGAGAAATAGGAAAAGAAAACAGAGATCGCTTTAGATTTCTAGGACAATGCTTGAATGTTTTGACTGAGCAACTCAAAGAAGAGAATGATAGACTCAGTCGAACCGATTAATAAAGAAGCCGAAGAAAAGTTAATAGCTTGCTGCTGTGTAGATGGGACATCCAGTGTCTACGATTCCCTAAAAGATATTTCAGAGGATGATTTCTACTTCTACAAGCACAAGCTGCTTTTCCAAGCTATAGCAAAATTAAGCCAAGGCTCTACCCCAATCGACAATGTATCCATTATGGAATACATTAAGTCAATTGATTGCCTTGATGAAGTGGACGGGCCAATCGGTATCATTGAGATACTAGCTAAATCCGAGACACCTACGCAAGCTAAGTACTACGCAAACATTGTCAGGGAGAAATCAAATTTACGAAAACTAAGAAGAACATTTATAACTGCTGCCGAAGATGCGTCAGCCGAGACTGTAAGCTCCGACGCTTTGAAAGCCAGGGTGGATGCATCACTGGTCAACATAGTGCCGGAAGTCGAGGACTTGACGGTAAAGAGCGCGGCAGAGGAGCTGAAGGATGACTTCGCGAAAATGATGGCGGGTGAGTACACAACTGATGTTGTGAGCACTCACTTACCACAGCTGGACTCAATGCTAGGCAATGGAGGAATAGGTTTAGGTGAAGTCTTTACTTTATCTGCACCTACATCGTGCGGCAAATCAGCACTTGCACTCTTTATTGCTCTCAAAACGGTTCATAATGCCTCGATACCTACCCTTATATTCTCTTTGGAGATGCCTCGTAAGCAAATACTCAAACGAATGACACAAGCCCTTGCAGGGGCAAATTTGAGGCAAATACAAGATCAAGTAATGGCGGACAGTAAACTCAAAAGAGTGAACGAAGCCCTTGATGAGCTCGCGAAAGTGCCACTGCACACGATCCACACGGTCAAGGGGCCAAAAGATCTTGCATCCAAGGCGCGACACTTGGTGCGCAAGCACGGTATCAAACTAATTGTGATTGATTATTTGCAGCTCATCCCGTGGTCATCCAAGGCATCAAGTAAGACTGAGGGTATCGCGGATATATCTCATCAAATCAAACAGCTAGCCTTGGAATTAAATGTAGCTATACTTTTATTATCACAGGTCAATCGAGATGGAGCTAAGCGCGAAACTGGACTCAGTATCTATGACTTGAAAGACTCCGGTGATATTGAAAATGATGCTGATATTGTCTTGCTATTGTGGCCAAAGAATGGTGACATAGAAGGAGCTAAGAATCACGATGAGAAAGGCCCTTACACTGAGCTTCAATACAATATTGCCAAGAATCGCGAAGGTGAGCGCGGCATTGGTGGTTACCTGCAATTCTATCACTGCTTTGGAAGATTTAAATGAC